GTACTTATATGCAGCTTCCTTGTCCACATAGTTTTTGTTTTTCTTTACATTTTTCGGAAGTAAACGTACAGCGTTCTCGTAGTAGGTGCCAAGAACGGGCAAATGGGACAGGTCATTTTTCATGCCCGCCACCATCGACACGATCTCGGCGTCGTCCAATTTGCGGATGCCGAAGCCCAACTTGGGCAAACGGCGGCCGATTTTCGGACCCAAGACAAACCCATTTTCAACCGGCCAAAAGAGGCCTGAACAGTATTCAACGTCGTGCCACTCCGTCGCGACCTTGCATTTGGTTTTGAAACCGAGTTTAGTGTTCTCCCCAACAAGAAACTCTCGCAAGGCCTCGCGTCGCAAGGCACCAATCCCGTGATTGATGACGACTAGGCTGTCGTCTCCGTTCACGAGTATCCGGTAATCCGATTCTTTCAACCCGAACTTGAGGAGTAGAGCGTCCAATTTCACACCGTTCACGAATGAATTCGAGCACGACGTGTCGGCCTTCCCGCTGGCCATTGTACCAGGCACGCTGTAACGAAAATGCTTGGAAGCCCCATGCTTGATGAAGGTGTTCTCTTCAACGAAGCGAGGCAGGTCATAATCGTCAATAACACAAGCTTTCTTCAAAACGAGAGAGGTCTCGTACACTCCACGGCCTTGGTGTGCGTCGTAGCGGCTTTCATCTAGCTCGATGATTGTCCCCTCCGGGTGATCTACATACTGAGCGCGCCAGGAACCAATTTGCTCAGCCGTAAGACCACTGGTGTAAGTGATACGGCTGTCAATGGACCATTGCTTGCACAACGTCTTACCGACCGCCCAAATGAATGGGCCGTAGGCGGCGTTCATCTTGTCCGAGCATCCCTGAATCGCTCGGGGGTCGAAGTCCTCCACTTCATCGCCGGTTTTGAGTGTGACCTCGCGCTTGATGAACATCTTGAGCTTAAGGTCCCGCATAGTGAGACCGTCGGTTTGGATGTCGTTGAGCGCAGCGATGTATAGCTTCCTCATAGCTGGGGGGTACTTTTGGACCCACTTTAGAAAGAGCTCGTCGTAGGTGTCCTCGACGCGCGGGAAATCGGCGACGAGAGAAGCGGCGTGCTCCTTGACAACGGACCAGGCCGCCTCATCCTCCGGAAGGGTGGCCACAAGGGCTCGGTTACGGAGGGCGGTCTCTTCGTTGTTCTTGGACGGGGTTGGTACAAGGGCTTGAATTGGGGTGAAAACAGGACAGTTTATCTGCATCTGGGGGGGCTCTTCTTGTCGCTCTTCGTTGTGTAGGTCTGTCAGCGCGGCTCCCTTCTTCATGGGGGCGGCGGGGCTGCTGCTGGCCTCCAACAAATAAAAACAGCGCCCTGTCAGTCCGGTCGCTACGATCCCCATCTTCCACGCCATACCAAGGCGAGCCTGAGGTGGCCCCAGCCCTGTCCCCGCGGGTGCCT